GTCCCTTTAAATAATAACTAAGAAACAACTATTCAGTCCTATATAATAAAGTGACTAAGTTAGTGACCATGGTCACTCCGCGTAGCGGATATTTAGATATCAACTGTATATACCTTAAACGCGAACTGCTCTGTACCGTATATCTCAATACGCTTCTTAAAGTGTTGCAACGTATAGTTCTCAAACGAGCCATGCTGCAAATCATCAGCAATATCGTACAATGTTGCTTTATCTGATCCATTACCCTTACGCAAAGCACGACCAATTGATTGTAGCACCTTCACTTCAGACTTAGAACCAGAGGCAAATATAACATTGTCTAGCCGTTTTAAGTTTACACCAGTTGAGAAAGTACCAAAAGAAGCAAGGATGTTATGTTTCTTTTCAGGATCATTTTCAACCAAATGTCTAATACGCTCACGTTCATCACCACTTACCCCACCATATATGAAGTGCAGTTCTCGTCCTTCTTTCTGAAGTAACGGCTCAAGAATCTTACCATGCTTTTCAACAAGATCAAACAATACCAAATTGTTCTGACCTTCTAGAGACCATAGAAGATTTCTGATAAACATATTTCTTTTGTGATTATTAACTAGGAATTCACGTTCGGCGGGATAGCGCTTTTGCGCTTCTTTGATTTTCTTGAATTCTGTATGGAATATCTTACGAGCTTCTTTGCTGTGTGAAAGAACAATCGCTTTAATATTAAAGTCCGCAACAGTACCAGCATCCATAAGATCCTTGGTAGTAACGTGCTTACGCACAGATCCAAAGCAACCTTCTAGAACAAGACGGTGTGTTTTGCTTTCTTCTGTTTTTAGAGTACCAGTAAAGCCATGCCGATAGTAACATTCATCCAAACCTTCCATGATCTTCTGAAGTGATTTAGCTTGAAACAAATGTGCTTCATCTCCAAGAACAACTTTAAACTGGCTAAACCAATTTTTATCAAGTTTCATTAGAGACTGCCAAGTAGAGATAACTACCGGAGCATTTGTATTTTTATCAACACCACCTTGAATCTTATAGACCATGCTAGGATCACAACCGTAATCTTCAAAGTCACCAGCCATCTGATGTACTAGAGAGATTGTTGGTACAATAATAAGAGTACGATGCTCAAATGTTCTATAATAATGCTGTTGCATTAAATAAATGATTAGAGACTTGCCAGAGGATGTTGGAGATAAAGACAAAGAACGACTATCGCGTAGACCATCTACGATATATGAATTTTGATAATCACGCGGCTCAAACTTACATCCAATTTCTTTAGCAAATGTATAACCATAATCGTCTGGAATCTTTTCTCCAAACATTAGATGGTCAGGCGCATTTAATTGGTAACCACGATCTTCACAGAACTTCTTTAAACGATGGAATAGACCAACATAAAGGACAGGCCGCATTGGTTGATACAATCGAATTGTACCATCCCACATGCGGTTCTTGTAAGCAGGGCTAAATTGATAGCCGGCAGGTTTGAAACTAAAATACTCCGAAAGCTCCATAGCAGTGCCTGGATCGCATCGTACTATTAAATGTACAGCATTCTTTTGTTCTACATTAATTACTTCGGACATTGTTTCACCTATTCATTATAATCTATACTACTATTTATATAGAGTAGCATAGTTGTTTTCGATGCCTAGTATTCACCATGCTGGAACTTAAGAACATCAATCATTGATTTAATGATAAAGTTTCTTGAGTGGATTGTTTTAATGATATCTTCAAGATAATTTGCATTTTCTGTATGATAATCTATTTTAAGACTTAGACGAATAATATCTTTATCACCTTGTATGCATCTGTCAATATCAGCACGAAGGATTTTTTTAGGATTTGGCTTCCAACCGAGATCCTTAAGATCTTCTTCAGCCATTGAACCATCGAGCCATTCGCGTTTGGCAAGCTCAAGTTCTTTATAGTCATATCGAAGCTTCTTTACTCTCAAAGCTTCCTTATAATACATAGTGTAATACTTGTTGTGTAGTTCTGGAATCTGTTTAGCAGAAGCTGCTAAATTTGTGTCATCAATCTTAGCATCTTTAGCCCAGATATCACTTATGTCTTCAACGCTCATAGTATAACCTTCTTGGTTTGCAAATGTTTACATTTTTATTGTATCACAAGTTACATTGAATGTCAACCAATCTTTTCAAACGTCATATTGGTATATCTAAAAGTCACATTACATTCAGGGTAAATTACATCAGAGTTGGTAACATCAAGGGCTACTCCGCTAAGCGCCGTTGGGAAGCAATCAGTAAAAGTAAATTTAAGATTTGAATTTCTAGCACTATTTTCTATGACAACCGATATATCAGATTTAGAACCGTACTTGCTTTTATCTAAGTCTAGTCTTTGTTTTGTAGATTCAGGAGTACCCATACCTTCCATCCATCTTAGGATTTCTTCATAGTTTGCCATATTTTCATCTACTATAAAGGATAGATCAAGATCAGAATAATCTATACGATCTGGGGTCTGAAAGATGTTATGAATAGGTGACGCTTGTTGAGGTGCAGCCATACTCAACTGTGGTAGGTTAACCCTCTGAGTAAAGAACTCTGTGTTTGGAAGCCTGTCTATAATGAGTTTAAACGATACCGGCGACAAATAATTTGTTATCATATGAATTTTCCTGTTGAC